GAGAAGATCATCGAACTGCTCGACGCCGCGTGATAACCTCAACAACCGACAACGTGACCATGGAAGGCCGCTCAAACCTCAGGTGTTGCAACCACCACTAGAATCTGCCATCGGGTTTCATCCACTCGTGCGCGGTGTCGCCGGATTCCAATTGGACGCGAATGTCGCCGTCCTTCGCGGTGGGCGTGGTCTCAGTACACAGGATTTCGAAGCGCAGGTTGACGGTGCCGGCAGGGATTGCAACGGCATTACCCACGATAACCTGGGCACCCAGTTGACCACCGTCAGCGTCAAGACATTTGACGCTGACGGTCAGACCGTCGATACTGGTGGGCCTGCTCAATATCACGTTGCCCTGTACGGTGCAGGGGAACGTCCACGACACGCCCATCCATTGACCGGTGGCGGTGCCGGTGACATGCAATGACCCGTCACTGTTGACGGTGGCGGTCAGACCGTTGCCCGACGCGGGACCGTAGGCGAGCAGGTTACGGGATTTGACCGTGACCGGCACCTTTTTGCTGATGTTCGGATTGGTTGTCGACTTGATGGTGATTGTGGTGGCTCCGGGTTCCACACCGGTGACGCTTACCCCACCACTAAATACTTCATCAGCCATGGTTCACTCCTTTTCGAGAGATCGATGCGATGGACTTGTCAGCGACCATGGCGGTCACCGTCTGGTCCGCGCCCTCCGGCAGGACACGTACCGTCACATTGGTTGTTTCGCCGGCTCGAACGGTGACGGTTTCAGGACTGGTCTCGATGGATTGGGGTGCCGGCGTCACACTTTTGGGGCTGCGATCACGAAGGCGGGGAAGCGCTTCGTCTTGTCGGGCTGCACGTCGTTGATGGGGTTGGCGATTTGGAAGCCGACGCGGAACACGACGCGCATGGCGACGCAGTCCTGCTGGGCGAGGTTCAGAATCACCTTGCCGTTATCGTCCGAGATAACCGACTGGTCAAGCAGCTTGTAGGTGATGTCCTGACGGATGCCGACCACGAAGTTCGACCAGTCCGCGCCGAGCAGCACGGCCTTGGTGGCATCCCACGCGCCGTTGTCTACCTCGTTGAGACCGAAGCCGTACAGGGTGGACGGGGCCCCCGAGGCGAGGGACGGCACGTAGATCGGGCTGCCGTTGGCGTTGCGCAGGCCGATAAGCTCCCAGTTCAGGCCCGGCTTGCCGGCGAAGCCGTTCATGGCGAAGCCCTGTTCGGCGAGCTTCTGACCCATGCTGGCAACGTCCTTGGCGAGGTCCTTGCCCTGGGTGAGCGTGTTGCCCGCCGTGATGGCCTGCGGGATGATGCCGTCCGGGAAGCTGGACGGCTTGTCCACGCCGAAAAGGGTCGCCTGGTCCAGCTTGTAGCCGAGCGCGGAAGCCAGACGCGGCATGACCTCCGGCCAGATTGGGATGCCGGAATCCGCGATGACGGCCTCCGGGATGGGCACGATGGCCGCAAGTTCCTCGGCCGTGATGCTCAGGCCCGACCATTTCATCTTCGTGGTCTGTTTCAGGCCGGTATCGCCGCCAACCCAGTAGGCGATCGGCTTGGAGTCAAGCACCGGCTGCGTGCGCGTGCGGGTGCTCATGCGAATCTGACGCATGCGGGTGAGGGACACACTCGACTTGGGGGCGTCCTGGATAATCTGGGTGGCGTATTCGGTGGGGATGAGTCCGCCGCCGAGGTCGTCGCTGGTGATGATGGAGTTCACGTTGGAAACCATCGTCATACCTTCTTTCTATGGAGTGGGGAGGTTATTTCTGCTTTTGTTCAAGGAACTGGTCACGGATCCAGTCGCCGGAGGAGCCGGATGGTGCGGGAGGCTGGTTGGATTCGGAGGAGGCGTGCACCTTCGGCTTGGTCTTCTCGGCGATGTAGTCGGCGAGCGCCTTGCCGTTGGCTTGCATTTCTTCGAGGGTGGAGCCGTGGAGCAGTGCGATGGGCACGCCGGTTTCCTTGGAGACCTGCGTCTTCCATTCGTTCTGCTGTTTTTCCGCCTCGTAGGCGGCGTTCTTGGCTTCAAGCTCTTTGATGTGCTTGGCTGTCTTTTCGGCTTCGGACAGTTGGGCCTCCTTGAGCTGTTGCAGTTCGTCGGCGGCTGTCTTGTTGTCCTTGGCGCGTTTCTCCCATTCGCGGGAATGGGCGACGGCCTCCTTGTATTTGGCCTCGTAGTCGATTTCGGGCGGCTTCGCTCCGTTCTCGGTCGATGCCGCCTGCTGGTTGCCGTTGGCCTCTTCGGTCATGGTTCCTCCTAGTGGGTTGGGCCCGTTTCGGGCATAAAAAACCACCCGTGCGGGTGGTTGGGGAAAATCTCAGTTCGAGTGCGACGGTCGTGGCACCCCGTAGCCGTCCTTGTAACGGTCGGGGTAGAGTCGGCGCATCACATAGGTGATCGTGTTCGGGTCGTTGGGATTGTCGGGATTGCCTTTTGTGGTGGCCTTTATCATCCGATAGGTGTCGTCGTCCAGGCCGCCGTTCTCGATGAGGCTGCGGGCGTGCATGTATTCCGAGTACATGCGGTCGGGGTCATAGCCCTCGATGTGAGCTTGGTCCCTGTCCCATTCGGGCACTATCTGGCAGTCGCAGTCGTCGTGGAACAGTCTGAACGAGCCTTTGGCGTATTTCGCGGTCTTCTCGCTGCGGTACACCCAGCCGCGCGAGCAGAGCATCGTGCAGAACGCGCACGTCTTCGCGCCTCTCGGCACGCGCGCGTACCGGGGTTCGGACGGGTCGTGCTCGCACAGGCGGGCGATGGTTTCGCGCCCCGAATACATGACCCAGCGTTGCATCGCGCCGACAAGATACGCCTGCATGGTCTGCGGGTCGGTCCACAGGTGGCCGGCCTGCCAGCGTATGGTCTTGTCGATGCCGTCGCCGGGAAACGAGTCGGACAGGTCGTACTCCCACGGGTCGGGCACCGATTCGCCACGGACGCGCATATACCATTCGTAGGCGGCCTGTGCCGCGAGGTCGCCGTATTTGGCGACCAGTTGCGGCACGTAGTCGAGCAGCATGTCACGCTGCCATTCAGGGCTGAGCTGTTGCAGCGTCTCCCACAGTTTCGCCAGATCGCGGCGTGCCAGTTCCACCGCTCTGGCTTGGCTGGCTTGCAGCTGTTCCAGTTGCCGGTTGTCCGTCATCCTTGTTGCCTCCGTTCACGAGGGAGTCAAGCACGCTGCGGGTCTCGGCCTTGCGCTTGTCGACCAACAGGCGTGTGATATCGGAATCCGTGTAGCCGAGCTTCTCCAACACCACGTCGGAGTTGGCGAGCCATGGAATGGCCGTCACCTGCTTCACGATGGCATCGGAGAGCGCGGCCTGCGATGGGCGTTCGGGGTCACGCCAGTTGACCTGCAAGCGGTCGAGCTCGTCGCTGTCCTCGCTGGTGCCGTTGAGGATGGCGATGTCCCTCGCGGCCTTGCGTAGCTGCACGCCGATGGCGCGGCAGGCGTTCTTCGCCTCGATGACAAGTTCGCTTTCCGCCGCCATGATCGCGTCGGACGAGGAAGGGCCGGAATCCGTCATCACGCCGAACTGGCTGAGCGGCACGCCGGTCGCGCCGCTCATGCGTGCCGCGAGGGCGCGAAGCATGTCGGTGTGCGGCTGCATGGTCATCTGCGTGAACTGGCCGATGACGGGTGCCTGGCCGTCCTCGTTGAGGCTGATGTTGAGCATCTTCGAGATGGTGGCTTCCCAGCCGGTCAGCTTCCTGCCGTTCTTGTCCTCGGGCGGCTCGTCCGCGCCGATGAGGTAACGTTGCGGGCTCGAATAGAATTCGGCGCTTACCTCCATGCGCAGCATGGTGCGCACCGCCGTGTCGGTGATGCTCATGACCTCACGGCTGATGCGCGAGCGGCCAAAGGGGCGGTTCAGGTCCTGATGGTAGGGGATCAGGTAAACGGGCACATGATCCATGTACGTGTTACATGGAGCGTCCGCATGATAGCGGCCTGATTGCGTGCGGCGTATACGAATCGTGTAGCCGGGCATGTAGAGCATGAGTTCGGAAGGCACGATGGTGTTCGCCTGCGCGTACTGTGAGCGGTCGATATCGGTTATCGACAACGCCGCCGACAGGCCGCGACGGGCGTAATCCCACAGGCCGGTCTCATAGAGCGCGCTGCGGAACGACACGGACACCTTCGAGCGCAGACCATCCTCGGGTTCCGCGCTGCGCACGTTCAGGAACGAGCATGAGTGAGTGAGCGCGCTGCGGATGGCCTGCGGCAATTCCACGTCGAAGTCGTTGTCTGAAAGAATCGAATCCAAACCCAACGGATCGCGGCTGTCGTCGCCGACTCCGACGAAACCATCGAACACGATGCGGTCGGCCAAAGCGTCCACCGATTTCTGCGGCCAGCCCACGACCTCGCTTATCCCCGCCATGCTGTCCGGCACGGCGATGGACAGATTCTTAAGCTCGTTGCGCCCGTCGTAGTATTTGGTGCGCAAAAGGTTACGTTCGAGCTTCTGGGACCATTGACGTATCATCAAATCCCACGGTTCTCGGCACTCGTCGGGCAGATTATCGACCTGCACGTTTTCAAGACTGGGAATCTGCATCAGAATGCCACCGCCTTCGCTCTTCTTCCCGGATGACGTTTGGAAGTCTTGACGTTCCAATACGCGAGAGCCACCGCTTCCACGGGACTCACGTCGATGTTCTCCATGGACGGCTCGTAGCCGAACCCGTCGCCGATTTTCCTGTGCTTCGCATGACCCACCGCCTCGTCAAGCAGAGGCTGGCCGAAATGGGTAAGCCCATGGTCGTTCACGGCCTGTTCGAGCATCGAACAAGCGTCCGCCACGTCGGAAGGGCGCGGAACCACGATCACTCTTTTCGACACGCCCTTGTCGATGAGGCTGTTGACCAGGGTGGGGGCTCCCACGCGCCCGTCGATGATGATGCCGATGGCGTTGCGCCATCGTTCCGCACCGTTCTTCTCGGCGGTCAGCCAGTCGGCCAGCCAGCCGGTGCCGCCGCGCATGCTGCGCGAGGCGATGACCTCCACGTGCGGCAATTCACTCGACTTGCGGGGCGGGCGCACGCACGCCACGAGGGTGACGTTCGCGCCGTCCGCGCTGAACTTGACCGCATACGAGTTGTAGCCATCCATGCAAGGGTTGTCGGTCTTGCACTTGGCCCACTCGTCAACATCGATATCGGACAGCGCGCCGGCCTGATCGTTCCACCAGCCGAGACGTTCGCGGGCGAAACCGTCCGGCGTCATCTTCTCCGACTCGGAAACGACCACGCTTTTCAACAGGCGGGTGCCGAGCGATGGATTGTACCGGTACCAGCGTTGCTGGTCGTGCACGTCGCCGATCTCGGTCGCCGCCCATTCGAACCAGCACAGGTTCTTCGGCGGCTTGTCGCGATGCGCGTTGCGGCGCATGCGCGCGAACACCGTTCCCGGCGAAGTCGGCGGGGTCGGCGTGCCCGTGTAGATGGTCAACGGATTGCCCGAGGGTGCCGACGAGATGGCGGGCTGTATGGCCTCCATCTGCTCGTCGGTCAGCTCCTGCGCCTCGTCGCACACCAGCACGTCCACCGTGAAGCCACGGCCCGAACTCTTCGAACGGGCGATGAACTCAATGCTGCCACCGTTCTTCAACACGATGGCCTCCTGACCGTTCGTGGCCCGGATATAGGTGACCAACTCCGCCAGTTCGGGGAACTTGCGCGCGTTCTCGAAGTAGTATTTCATACGCAGGAAATGCTTGCGGCAGGTCTTCACCTCATGCGCCGTATGCAGGATCTTCATGCCGAGGATCGCGGCAAGGTACAGCTCCGTGAACTCGAGAATCGCGTTCTTGCCGTTCTGACGCGGCACCGCGCACCCGCAATCCGACGCCGCCCATTGCAGCTTCGAATCCGTGGCGAGCCACCCCTCAAGCACGATGCGCTGCCACTTGTCCGGCTTCATATCGTAGCCGGCGGCGAGCGCGCACGCCTCGCCTCCCTCGGACTGCACGTGCTTGGGAACCAGAGCGAAGCTAGGTTCCTGTACGCCTCTTCGTCTTGCCACCCTCGATCACCCTCAGCTTCCGTCGTTCGGCTATCTCGTCAAGCGGCGTATGCCGCTCCTGCTTCTGGACTTCCGCCGGCATGATCTGGCTGCGTGCGGCTGGTGTGATGCCGTAATCCTGCAGTAGCTTGTTCAGTATGGGCACGCTGGCGAAATTGCCGGAACCCCAGATGTCCGCGTGGATCAGGGCGGCGTTCATGAGGTTGTCCCAGTCGGCCTCGGTCCACGAGTCCGCGCCGGGGGTGGAAGCCAAATGCTCCCACCATCGCACGGTAGCCTCCGGCCATTCGATGCCGTCAGGCAACTGTGGCTGCGTTATCGTGGTCTTGGCCAACTGGATCACCTCGAATCAATGTCTAGGAGCCGCTGGAGCGACTCGCGCGAGCGGAACCGGCGGCACGAGAGAAATCAAACTCGCCCTGCACGTATCTCGGACGCATGACAATCACCTCCCTCGGGAAAATCAGGAGCCTGAGGAACGCGAGCCGCCGCGAGAAAAAGCGCTGCGGATACGACCGGCCACATTACGCACCGCATTGCCGGCGCTCTGGAACAGGTTACGCACGATCCACCTCCTTTCCAGTAACGATGTGGACAAGAAAAATCGGGATCTACCGTTTCCAGCCTGCACTGCGGTATCTGTTCCATTCGTCGTTGAACCGCTTGTCGAACGCCCGGTCTCGGCGTGCCTGGGCGTTCTTCCATGACTGAGAAACGCCGGCTTCAAGATCGCTGACTCCCTGTTCCTTGCGTTTCTTCATCAACGCGCGCATCTTGAGGGTATCCTGCCATAGCTTCGATATACGTTCGTCGGATAAGCCCTGTTTGCGGTATTGGGATATTCGCTCTTTCGAGAAGCCGACGCCGGAAAGCGTTGAGCCCTTCGAGCGTGAGCGGGATGAGTTGCCGCCGCTCCCGCTGCTGGACGAGCGGGAAGCCGAAGAAGAGCCGCGTCGCATGAGAACCTCCCAATGAAAAAGCCGCCACATAGGGACGGCTTGAACGAAAAAAATATTGTTTACCGGTTCACGATCCGCTCGATCGCGACGCGGAACGGGACGCACTCACACGCAGGGCGGATACACCGCCACCGGATGAACCGGAAGAGCGACGTCCATACCCCGTATAGCGGATATCGTTGGTGCTCGCGTAACGGACTCGCCTCATAACTCGCCTCCCAGCTTCCGAGCGACGGCCATGCCGTCCAGATACTTGTCGCCGAGCTTGCGAAGACCGTACTCGGCGAGGAAAGAGTCTTTATCGTCGCGCAAGGGGAATGCGATGGCGAACCAGTGTTCGGAATCGGTCGGCTCGACAAGCTTTTCCGGGCTGCGAGCCGAAACCAGCGCCTTGTGCAGAGCGGAGAGCTCGGCGAGGCAATCCTTTTCCAGATCATCGGTGTACTTGACGCCGGCGAGCGGGTCGGGCGTCTTCTCCGCGAAACCGAGACCACCACCGAAGCCGACGCCGGCACCGAACGCCACGGCGGACGACTTGGCCGGCTTGTACGGGGCGAGTAGCTTCTCGATATCACGGTACGCATAGATCCGGTGGTTTTCGCCGAAGCCAAACCGTTCACGCCACCGCGCCATCTCGGCGGGGGAGGGGAAACACAGGCACAGCCAGAACTCGGTGTCGGTCGCATTCACGAAACGCTTGCGCTCCGCACGGGCGCGCTCCCGGTACTCCTTCGCGTTCTCGTCCAGATTTTCCGGCACCGGCTTCACAGCCTTCTTGCCCTTGGACTTCTTGGAAAAGTCGAATCGGAAATCACCTGACATGATCCACCTCCAACAAGGGAAACCATTCAAGCAGCGTCGCGTAATCGTCCGGTGCCTTGTCCTTGAGCACCTTGGTGAAACGCTTGTCGATGCCATCGAAAGAACGCCCGAACCACGCATAATCACACGGCAGCTCGATATGATGCCCGCTGATGCAGTCCAGCACCTCGCCCTTGAGCCAATCCCCGATAGGAGAGACCTTCTTGAGATTGCGCCGCCAGTACCCGTACTGGACGAACGCGCCACGACGCTGAATCGAATCGGCCGCACGCACGCCATCCGCGCACCACGTGCTCTTGTCCAAGCCCACGTCGGCGCGGATGAAATCCCACATCTGCTCATACGACGGCTCAGGCAAACGCGCCGCCTCGATATAGCGCAGCCGTTCGGGAGCCTGGAACACCGCATTGTTCAGCCACCGATACAGCGACGGGTGCGGATACCTTTTGATTCTGGTCTGGAACTTCTGCTCGAAATAATCGAGCTCCTCGTCAACGAACCTCAAACCGGGCACATAGTACAAGTACGCGGGAACGACCTCGATGCCCATGTCCCGCATCGCCAGCCACGCGGCGATGGAATCCTTGCCGCACGAAAACGCCAACAACACGGGCTTGCCATCGGCGGCCAGTTTCTCGCGCACCGCGAGGCTCGTGCCCTGATTGCGGATAACCGTGGTCACTTCGGCCACCTCCTTCCGGTCATGCGGATGAACCGCGAATGCGAATAGAACTCGACGCCGGCACGCCGGAAACTCGGCTCCGACGACAGGACGAACACATGCAGCCCGTGACCGCTGGTCGAAACCTCCGCATAGATCGCTTCGGGCAGCAGCTCCACGGCCTTATCGGGCGGACTGGTCAAATCAACATGGTCGAAATCCCAGCACGCAAGCCCGTCGCCAAGCATGATGCCGTAACCGTCGCCGGCCTTCGAGCGCATGACCTCCGAATATGACGCCCAGGTATCGGGGTCGGTCGAACTGGCCGGCGAACCATCGCACCGGATCGGACGCTTACCATCGGCCCGCACCCAACGGCGCAATGCCCTGAGCGCTTGGGGTATCTGATGTTTGCGGCTCCACGCCTTACGGCACCTGTCCGAGCAAAACAGTCTCGGACGCCTAGGGTTAGGTGTGAGTTGGAAGAAATGGCCGCAATTCCTACATTGGTTGACCATAGCCATAACTATAGCATATATTCCAACGATTCGCAACACTAATTTCGTGACATATCAAAACTGCGGAGAATCAAACGTAACAGCCTCGGAAAACAACGGGGCAAAAACATCAAAACCATGCCGGAACGGCTTCCACGGGCGCTCGCAGACACCCCAGCGGCCAAACGTACGATACTCCACACGGGTTGCGGGGGGATGCGGGCGCTATGACCTGTGGGGAGCCTTGCCGGTGGGGGGAGGGGGTGGTGCCCCGGTTACCATTGGCGGCTGATTGGGATGGTGTTTTGTGGTTGTTTTTTTGTGTTTTGGTGGCCTGTGGTGTTGGTGGTTATTTTGTTGCTTTTTCTTTGGTTGCAGATTCTGTGTGTGAGTTGTGTGTTGTCATAGCTGGTTGGCGAGCCTCCTCGGCTGTATGGGATGATCTCATCGAGTTCGCAGCTGAGTGGGTGTGGTGTTTTGAGTGTGAGGTCTATGGGCTTGCCGCACAGTGGGCAGATTGGTATTGGTCCTTCGGCCGCGATGTGTCGGGCTTTGCATTTGCGGCGGGCTGCTCCATTTTGGTATCTGCCTGAGCCTGCCTTGTTGCTCATGTTCCCCATCCTGTGTGGTGGTTGGTGGCTTGGGCGAGATTCGAATTCGCGGCAACCCGAGCTTTGCGCTCTGTTGTGATTGCGCCCTAGCAGTCGCTGCTATGGCCGGTTAGGCCTCTACCGTACGCAAGCCGTGGCATGCGCGGTTGGCTTCGATCCAACGACCTGCGGTTTTGGAGACCGCTGCTCTACCTGCTGAGCTACGCGCATAGGTGGTCATGCCGGTTGATTGCCATGGCGCATGACCGTGGGTGGATATGAGTAAAGCCCCTGAGATGTTTATCCCAGAGGCTTTCACACTTATCCTGATACGGAGTATACCACGGGGTGGATTCACCCTACTCCTGTCTGTGTTTTGTTTTTTCAGGCGGCTTGGATGGTGAGGCGTCCGCCGAGGGCGTGGATTACCTTGGCGATGGTCTGGAAGCTGGGGTTTCCGTCCTTGCTGAGGCTTTTGTAGAGGCTTTCGCGCCCCACGCCCGCGTCCTTGGCGATCTGGGTCATGCCTCGAGCCTTGGCGACGTTGCCGAGTGCGGCCTGCATGAGTGCGGGGTCGTCGTATTCGGCTATGGCGTTGAGGTAGGCGATGATGTCCTGTTCGTTTTCGAGGTATTCGCTGGTGTCGTAGTCGGTGATTTCGGTGCTCATTGCTGCTCCTTGTAGTCGTCGAGTATGGCGTGGGCTTGTTTGATGTCGGTCTGCTGGGTGCTTTTGTCGCCGCCTGCGAGCAGCAGCATGAGCACGTTGCCGCGCGTGGTGAAGTAGACGCGGTATCCGGCTCCGATGTGGAACCGCATCTCGCTGACCGGGCCTCCCACGGGTTTGATGTCGCCGAACGGCCTGCCGGCGAGCTTGCAGGCGTCGAGCCGGGCTTGGATGGCGGCTTTCGCCTCGCGGTTCCTGAGTTTCTTGAACCACTTGCGGTATTCGGCGGTTTGCTTGATTTCCATACCCTTATTGTATCTCACAGGCTACACTATGTCAAGCCGGGCGGCCGCTGGAACCCATCGCCAACGCCAGAATCTCCCGTATGTTGAACTCCCAGTAGCCGTCATCGACCGGCTTGCTGCTGGGCAGCTTGCCGCGGTTGAGCCAGTTGCTGATCTGCTTGCGGCTGACCTCGTACCCGTAGTTGTCCTTGAGCCATTGGCTCATGCCTGCTGGTGTTTTGGTCAGGTGGATTGCCTCGGCCTTGTCTCGGCTTTGCTCGCGCAGCTGTTGCACGTTGATGGGGTTGCCGCATTTGCACAGCAGCAGCGATTCGCCCTTCGCGGCCATGACCTCGCGTCCGCATTCGGGGCAGACGCCGATTATCCGGCGCGTGCGTGGCCTGCGGTCCACGAGCGGTTCGATGCGCTCGCAGGTGTGGATGAGCCATGTCAGCCAATGTCCCGAACGGCTGGCGCGGCATAGGTCGGGCAGTCGTCGTGGCGAGTCCCTGAGCAGGGTCTGCCATCTCGGACGGCTTTCCACGCCGGTTTCGTTCCACATGTCCTGCAAGCCGTCCTCGATCTGGTCGAGCATGTCCTGCGCGTGGAGGTTGATGGGCGCGGGCGCCGCGCCTCCTTGCGGTTTGCCGCCCGCTCCGGGTGCTCCGAGCTTGTAGGCGTGACGGGACACCTGTTGCAGGAGCATCATGTCATGGCGGAGCCGGTGGAGTGTTTTCGCGTACTGGCGGCGGCAGTTCCGGCAGAGCGTCCACGGTGCCTCGACCTGCTGGTTGCCGCAGTATTGGCATGGTTCGGTGGTGATGAACATTGTTTGAAACCCTCCACGTTCCGGCTATCATGGTGCTTGGCGAGCGTGCCCTCCATCTTTTCGGTGGAGGGTTTCGTTTTTTTACGCTGAATTCAGTGTTTTTGCGCTGAATTCAAATCAATGGTTCGATGAATTCGGGCGTGAAATCATCCTTGTGGGGTGCGGGCGTTTCAGGATGGGCGATGATGTACAGCACCTCATCCAATGGCACGCCGAGCAGTCTCGCCGTGTATTCGGGCGTGGCCGCTTTGCTCCGATGCCATTTGAGTATTTCCTCGCGTTTGAGACTGCTTACGCTCATGATTCTCCTCTTCCGTAGGGATTGTTGACCGAGTATGCGTCGCGCCCGTAGTCGCGTGACAGTTCCTCCAATTGCCCGACCGTGAATCGGCATCCCACGCCGTGCTCCTCCGCGTCCACTGCCACGCAGCCGAGCTCGAACGCCCGTTCGGCCACCTGCCGGTCGTGTTTGTCTATGGCGGGCTTGAACGCCTCCAGTAGAGCGTCCTCGCTATAGTGCTCGCCCTGCTCGTAGACGTAATCAACGGCCATGCGCAGCAGTTCGCCGAAATCCTCGGGAATATAGTCTGGGTGCACGCTCTCTCTGCTTACGCTCATGATTCCTCCTTGAGTGTGGTGACATATTCGATGGCCTTGCGTTCACGCTTCGCATACTTCTCGCATTTGCGTTTGAGACGTTTGAGGCTCATGGCGTATATGTAGACTCGGAAGTCGCCGTCCTCGGTGATTCTGGCCTCGTACCGGCTTAGGGCTGAGGCCCTGAATTGCGCGGTCAGATGGTTGGTAAGCTGTACTCCGTTCATCCCTCCACCTCGATGTTCATGCGTCCACCGCCTTGGCCGGACGGAACGGAGCTTGAGAGGTCACGTGCTTGCTGTTGAGGCCCGACCAAACAGACCCGGTGACGGGGGATTCCGGGTCACCGATAAGCAAAGCGACCAACTTCGAATTGTCCAGGCCGGAGATGGCGACGCTCCACAAGGCATTGTCCTTATCCCACCACAACCCGTCATGGTCGGGCAGCTTCGGCTTCCGACGCAAAGCGTAGGCGAAATCATCGGAGTCGATGCAGTACTCACCGTCTATCTCGCTGATGCGGATACGCAGGAGCATGTCGCCTAGAGGGTCAGGCTTGAGATCGATGACGCGGAAATGGTTTCCCTCCGTCGTGCAGGCAATATCGCCCACCTGCACGTTTTCGATATTGTCGATGCGCTCATACTCGGGGTCATCCACCAATTCGATGGTATCGACGTAACTGGGAATGACGGGCGGCGTATCAGATGATTCAGCCGAGAACACGTGTAAATATGTTCGATGCGCGTCGAGCTGCATCGAAAGGTGACATATACCGTCCGTGTCTCTGGAACGCCGTATGAGCTTCCCTATGAATACGTCTCCGTTCTCCATTGTCACCTTGACTCGCTGATCGAGATTCTGAATCTCCATAAGGGTCTTGCCTTCCCAGAATGGTTTCTCACTCATTGTCATTCTCCTCCTTTTCGTTCGCTTCGAGCGCGTCCAGCAGATCGCATTCGGCGAGCATGAGATGCGCCTGGGCGCGGGACATTGATTTCAGCGTCTGCGAGTCGCTGCCGGCCATCCAGCCAAGAGAGCTCACCTTCGTCTCGAGCAGGTTGGTCTGCGTCGCGAGATCACGCAATCGACCATCAAGCAGCATGGTCATCGGTTTCCTCCTTGTTGAGTCGTGTTTCGATTTCGATGCACAAGTCGAGCGCCGCCGTGAAACCGGCCTGATAGGCGTATAGCGCGGTCTCCGGCCGGCTCATGCCGCCAAACTCCGTGGCCTCCAACAGCCACGCCATCGCACGCTCCTGCGGGGTCGGGAACTTTTCGGCCATCACGCGCCCCTCAGAATCGAGCCGAGTGAGGCAGCACCCAGCTTCTGGGCACCTGCGAACCGTCTGGCCGTGGAACGTGACTTCGGCTGCGCGGCGGGCAGTTCGAGTGGGTTGCGCATGGTCAACGCCTGCTGCTGCGCCTGCTCCGGGCCGTTGCCGAGCATCCGCTGGCGGCGGTACATCCACGCCGCGTCCTCCGCCAGGTGCCTCGCCTCGCATTCGGCGGCTATCTGCGCCTCCGAGGGCTTCGACTCGTTGCGCATCCGGCGCACCATCGCGTTCACATCGCCCGAACCGCACCAGCGGCCCGAATCGTTCGCCGCGTAGAAGCGCTTCACCGCCTCCAACGCCTCGCCGAGCGTCATGTCCGCGCGAAGCTCCTCGTGGAACGTGCGCGCCTCCAGGTCGGTGATGGCCGCGTTGCCGTGGTGGACGCGAATCTTCGCCAAGACGAGCGTGCTCTCCTTGAGCGTCAGCATGTCAGAACTCCTTCCCGTGATTGGTTTTCGGCGGCTTCCTCGGCCGCATAGCGTGCTATCAGCGCCGCGTTCGCATCCTGGTTGGCCTGCGAACGGCTCCGTTGCGGAATGCTGCGGGACCGTGGTGACGGCCTTGCGTCCGGCTCCGCTTCGGGAGGCTCGCGAACCCAGTTGCGCGCGTAGAACTCGCTGTCGAGGAACTTTGAGAACTTGACGACGTAGCGCGGCTCGGTCGCGGCCACGTAGGAGCGTGCCTTGGCTTCGAGGAACCCTGCGGGGTCTTCGTGTCCCTCGCCTGCGGCCCTGACCACCTTCGGCCAGTCGATTTCGAGATGGAAGCGCGTCTGGCTGGTCTTCCCGTCGAAACGGTTCGGCGGGTAGAACGATTCGATGCGT